AACGATAGTACTGCCCCAAAAACAGTTACATTCCCTGTTCAATTTCCAAATTCGGTTTCATCGGTGGTTTGTTCAACGATTAGAAATTCTGATGGTAGTAGAGGATTTAATCATGTTTATAATATTGATAGAAGTGGATGTGATTTGATTTTAGATGGACAGTATGGATTTTGGATGGCATGGGGACATTAAAAAAATAAATTATGGAAATACAATATTTTGGACATTACGATAGTGGGAGTGGTAATTATAAATCATTTTATACAAGTGATATATGGCCTGATAGTGGTTCATTTGATACACCATATATAGAATTAACTTATGATGAATGGCAAGAAGCATTAAGTACACGATGTAGAGTAATTGATGGTGTACACACAAATGTACCATACACAACGGAAGAAGAATCTCAGTTTGAATTAAATAATATTAGGAGAGAACGAGATGACCTTTTAATTAAATCAGATTGGGTGGTACTACCACATTCTCCTATCACGGGTTCTAAATTGGATGAGTGGATTCAATATCGACAAGATTTGAGAGATATAACTTCACAAACACCACCCTATACCTTACCAACACAACCAGAATAATTTTCGTTAAATAAAAAAAGTATATACTTATATATGAATATATAAAGTGGATTTTAATATGGAACAAAAAACAGAACAATTAGACAAGGAATTAATTGACAAATTAAAAGGAATTCAAGATGAACAAAATAATCTTGTAATTGCTTTAGGTCAAGTTGCAGTTCAAAGAAGACAATTTGAAAAAAGTCTTGATGAGTTGGATTCAAAAGAAGAAGAATTTGGACTAAGATTAGATAAGTCAATTAATGAGATGAACATCGAACTTGGTGAAATTGATAAGAAATATCCTAACGGGCAGATTGATTTAGAAAAGGGAATAATTATTTTCTAAAATATTTGGTATTCAAATAATTTTTTCGTATATTTGTATTGTGGTGTATTCACACTATAAATAAATTTGTTATGGATAAAAAAAGGTTATTATATGTAGCACCTCACCTTTCTACGGGAGGAATGCCACAATATCTTCTTACACAAATACAAGAATTTATAAAAGACTTTGATATACAAGTAATCGAAGTCAATAACCATTCAGGTCATGCTTTTGTAGTACAAAAAAATCAAATAAATGATTTAGTCAAACTACATACTTTAGGTGATGATAAATCTGAAATAGAATCTATTATAGAAACTGAAAAACCAGATATTATTCATTTCCAAGAAATACCTGAACATTTTTTACCACACCCATCTTTAGAAAGAATATTTGGAAAAGAAGATAGGAACTATAAACTTGTAGTAACTACTCATGGTTCAAAAACTGACCCAAACGAAATAAGATTTCATGCTGACAAATATATTTTAGTATCAGAATGGAGTAGAAGAAAGTTTGAACATTTGGGTATTGATACTGATGTGTGGGAATATCCAATCATAAAAAAGACTACAAACCAAAATGAAGCAAGAGAATCTTTGGGATTTGAAAAAGATTGGAAGCATGTAATTATGGTTGGTCTATTCACACCAGGAAAAAACCAAGGAGAAATTTTTAGAATTGCAAGACAATTAGAAAAATATAAAATAAAATTTCACTTCATTGGTAATCAAGCAGGAAACTTTGAAAATTATTGGAAACCTCTAATGGATAACAAACCAAATAATTGTATTGTTTGGGGAGAACGAAATGATGTTAATACTTTCTACGAAGCAGCAGACTTATTTTATTTTAGTTCAAACTTAGAACTAAACCCTTTATCAGTAAAAGAAGCATTGAGTTATGGGTTACCATCTATATTTAGAAAGTTAGAAACTTACTTAGATACATACGATGATAACTCATTGGTTACTTACATAGATGATGATTTATTAAAAACAAAAAAGATAATAATTGAATTACTTAAACCAGAATTCAATGAAATACCTGGTTGGTTTTCTTATGAGAAAACTTATAAAAGAATGGTTAAGGAATTTGATGATAATTCTACATTTGTAGAACTTGGTTCTTGGATGGGTAAATCATCAAATAAAATGGCAGAGTTAATTAAAGAATCTAAAAAGAATATTAACTTTACTACTATTGATACCTTTTCAGAATCTAAAGAAATTTCAAAACAAAATATTATAAAAGATTTTGATGGTGATGTTTATTGTGATTTTATAGATAATACATTAATTTCTAATAATAAAGATTCATTCAATGTTATAAAAGATACATCAGAAAATTCTGTAAAATTATTTGAAAACGATTCTATTGATTTTATGATGATAGATTCTGATTATCAATCTACAAAACAAAATTTAGATTTGTGGTATCACAAAGTAAAACCAGGTGGTATTATTGCGGGAGATGACTTTAATGTATTTAGTGAAGTAAACAAATCAGTTGAACAGTTTTTTTATAATCAAATTGCTATTGATGGTCATACATACTTGAGAAGAAAACCAAGGATTCAAGTTAAACACTTATTAACAAGACCTGATGATTTAAGGGAAACTATATCACAAAATTCCTTAAAACAATTGGAACGATATGGAATGGTTTACGAACCTATTATCAACGAGGTTTATGATGGGTTTCCACCAAAAGAACATTGTAGAAGACCCGAACATCTAAGTAAAGATAATAAACCCGGTGAACTTTATCCGGGTGCGGGATTGGGTTGGATTACTGGTAGACATTATGGTTGTTATCTTGCCCATAGAACTGCGTTAGAAACAATTGATACTGATAACTTTGATTATACTTTGGTGTTTGAAGCAGATGGTTATTTGAGTGTAGGACTTGAAGAGTTTGTATCTATTGTACATAAAGCATGTTTTATTTCGGAGAGAGATAATGTTCCATTTATATCTTTTGCAAACAATGGTTCTCAATATAAAGAAACCATAGATGAGTTATTTACTAAGACTGGTCATAATCAAAACCTTGCTCATTGTTACCTAATACCAAATAGAGAAAAAGGTTGGTGGATGGACAGAATCAAAGATTGTGAATGGGATGTTGGTGACCTTTGGTTAAATCATGTTTTCTATACACACCCAAGACCAAGATACACTACAAATAAAGTTTACTCACTTCAAGCAGATGGGTTTTCTCTTTTAGATTTATATGATAAAAAATGGTCATAAATGATTTACGATAACATAAAAATAAACAAAAATAATATCAAAGAAATTCCAAGTGTAGATGGTGATACATTTAACATTCATTTTGTTAATGGTCCATACGCAGAAGTTGTTGGTAGTAGTGATAACGAATACTTGGTAAAATTTGTAAACCAAAAAACTGAACAAGTTTTATATGAAAACAAACTAAAACCTGGTCATTGGGCAAAATCAAATTTTGAATATTTTATAGATTGGAGAATTGATGTTTATAAAGAAGATGAATTAGTTTATACTCATAACTTAAATTTAGAAAATAAAAGAGTATTCATTGCCTTTGATTCAAAAGCACTTGGTGATACTTTAGCATGGTTTCCATATATAGAAACTTTCAGACAAAAACATAATTGTAAGTTAACAGTATCTACTTTTCATAATCATATGTTTGAGGAATACTATCCTGAACTTGAATTTGTAAATCCTGGTTCAACCGTACATAATTTATATGCTATGTACAAGTTAGGAATTTATTATACCGAACATAATAATCCAAACCCCTTATTAAATCCAAATAACTTTTTAGAACAACCACTACAAAAAATGGGTAGTGATATTTTGGGATTAGATTATATAGAATTAAAACCTAAAATCTCAAGTGGTGATGTGGTTAAAGATGATAAGTTAATTACAATCGCACTTCATGGAACTGCTCAACCAAAATATTGGAATAATCCAACAGGTTGGCAAGATGTGGTTGATTGGTTGAATGGTAGAGGTTATCGAGTAAAATTACTTTCAAGAGAAGAAAGTGGATACATGGGTAATTCTCATCCAAATGGTATAGAGAAACACCCACAAGGAACTTTACAATCGGTAATGAATCAAATGGAAAAGTCTAAAGCATTTATTGGTATTGGTAGTGGACTTTCTTGGTTATCTTGGGCATTGGGAACGAAGACTGTTTTAATTAGTGGTTTCTCTGAAAAATGGGCAGAGATGCAAGATTGTGTTAGAATCGGTGCTCCTCAAGGAAAATGTTCGGGTTGTTTTAATAGATATCGATTAGACGCAGGTGATTGGAATTGGTGTCCTGACCACAAGGGAACTGAAAGACAATTTGAGTGTACCAAATCAATAACTTCAGAAATAGTAATTAAAGAATTAGAAAAGTTCTTATGAAAAAAGTTTGGGTAAATGGTTGTTTTGATGTTTTACATCATGCTCATTTTAAGTTATTAGAACACGCAGCATCATTTGGTGAATTACTTATTGTGGGTATAGATTCCGATAAACGAGTTAAAGAACTTAAAGGTGATGATAGACCCTTTCATACTCAAGAAGAAAGAAAGTATAACTTAGAAAGAGTAAAGGGTGTTAAACGAGTTGTAATTTTTGATTCACCTGAAATGTTAGAAGAATTGATAAAAACATTTGAACCTGATGTATTTGTAATTGGTTCTGATTATAAAGATAAACCAATCGTTGGTGGTCAATATGCTAAGTCAATTGTGTACTTTAATAGAATAGAAAATTTTAGTACTACAAAGATATTAAGTAATGAGTAGAATATTATTAATAGGAGAACAATGTGATGATATCTTCATTTATGGAGATACACCAAGACTTTCACCCGAAGGTCCTGCTCCTGTATTTATTCCAACGAGAGAAGTTTACAATGGTGGAATGGGAATGAATGTAATGGGTAATTTAACAGCATTAGGAGTTGATGTAGATTTTGAACATCAACAATCTCCAATCACAAAGACAAGACACATTCACGAACCATCAAACACTTTACTTCTAAGAATTGATGAAGAAAAAAATATTGATAACATAGGTGATAGATTACCTAAGTTAGATTTTTGGGAATATCAAATGGTTGTAGTTTCAGATTACAACAAAGGATTTCTGACCGAAGAAGATATAGCATATATTGGATTCAAACACCCAAATGTAATTTGTGATACAAAGAAAAAGTTGGGTGATTGGTGTAAGGATTTACGATTCATAAAACTCAATCGAACTGAATTTGAAAATAATAAAAAATTTATTGAAGAAAACGATTGGATTTTAGAAAAGTTAATAATTACATTAGATAAAGATGGGTGTATGTACAAGGGTACATCATATCCAACTGAAAAAGTAGAGATAATGGACATCTCAGGAGCAGGTGATACTTTTGTAGCAGGATTTGTGAAAGAGTTCTTAGATTCCGAAGATGTTTCAAAATCAATACAGTTTGGTAATCGTTGTTCAACACAAGTTGTACAAAAGAGAGGTGTAACAACAATAGATTACGAAAATTTATAGTTTATATATTTATATATGAATATTCAAAAACAATTAATTAATTTATAGTCATATGGCACAAGAAACAAAACAAATTGAATTGGTAACGGTAACCTTAGATGAGGGTGTTGTTAATCCTATTGTAGAAAAGAACAATACACTAAATCAAATGGTTAGTTCTTTTGGTCAATTGTATATTCGTGAGAAGGAATTAAATGAAGAATTGGAATTGTTACATAGTGATAGAGAAAAACTTGAGAGTGACTTCAAATCAGAAAACGAAGAAATGAGAAAAATGGTTGCAGTCCTTGAGAAGGAATACCCAAGAGGTCAATTAGACTTACAGAAAGGTACTATTACTTATAATCCTGCTATTTTAGAGCAGATTAAAAATCAACAATCTCAACAAGAGATTCCTGCAGAAGAATTACCAAAAGAATAAAATCGTATATTTATATAGTACAAACACAATAGTACTATTATAATGAACGAACTATCTCAATTCTTAGTAGAGAGTATATTAGGGGAAGCGGACAGTGTAGACAACAAAGTTGTGGTTTACTCTGGTCGCTTTCAACCTTTTCATAAGGGTCATTATGCAACCTACCAACATTTAGTAAAAAAGTTCGGAAAGGACAATGTTTATATCGGTACATCTAATAAAACCGATAATGATAAATCACCTTTCAACTTCAAAGAGAAGGTGATGATTATTACTAAGATGTTTGGAATTCCACAAAACAAAATCGTTCAAGTTAAAAATCCTTACGCACCAAAAGAAGTACTAAATAAGTTTGACAAAGATACAACGGCATTCATTACTGTTGTAGGTAAAAAAGATGCAAGTAGATTGGGTGGTAAATACTTTACACCTTATAAAGATAACTTAGATTTTGAAGGATATGAAGGTAAGGGGTATGTTTATATTGCACCTCAACAATCTAATCCAATTAGTGGAACCGAAGTTCGTAAAGGATTATCATCAGGTTCAGATGAAGATAAAAAGGATTTCTTTACCAAACGAGCATATCCAAAGTTTGATAAAAAAGTATTTGATTTTATAACCAATACATTAAATGAAGAATTTACTATTCCAAAAGAGGTGGTAGAAAATTGGTTAGTTCAAAATCTTGATTTAATCAAAGAAGCATCATCAACTATGGGTAAAACCGCAGTAGATGATGGTCCAAACTTTTTATTCCCATCATATTCAACATTTGATAAAGTTTCTCAAAAGAGAGCAGAAGAAATAGGATATAGTGTTTTATCTCAAATTATGAGTGATGAACTTACCGATATTGACCCACATCCAATTTATCCTGATGGACCTGTAAAGGCAGTAACCCCATACCCCGCAGGTGTTGCAGGTAAAACAACTGCAACTAACCAAAAAGATTTCTATGGTTCTAACGCATACAATAAATGGTTCAAGCATGTAACACGAGTTGCTGGATTAGTTGGTTATTCACTTGTTGACTTTATTGAATTAGAAGATGATAGAGAAGAATCATTAAAAGATTTGAATAAAGAAAAGGGGGAAGTTGGGAAATCACTACATGAAACATATAAGACCACAAATATAGATACAACTATTAATTGTGAAAAATGTAGTCATAGTTGGGAAATTGATATTAATGATACCGAAAAATATCTATGCCACAATTGTGGATTTGATAACCAATCAAAACAATATAATCTACCAGCATTAGAACAATGGAAAAAATCTCAAAACATAAATGAGGATATCAATCTTCCAGTAAATGTAGGTGATACAATTCTAACAGGTAGATTCAAAAACAAAAAGACGGTTGTTAAATCAATTGGTAAAGATGAGTATGGTATGCCAACAATTAATGGTAGAAAGGTTGTAAACTTTAGAATCTTAAAAGAGGGAACAATCAATGAAATCCCAATGGCAGATTTGGTTAAGATTGACCAATACGCAGATAAACAACTTAATCCAGTTGATGTGGTTTTAACTGATAAACATTTCTTCGATAGATTAACCGACCCAAGAAATAAGAAACCAATATCATCAGCAGAACTAATCGGATTTTTCAAAAGATTGGGAAAGAAGAAAAAAGAATTTGTTAATTTCCTTAACTTATATGGACAAATTGTAGCAAAAGATAATAGAAGTAAAATCAATATTCCGTTTATGAAGCAGGCAAATAAAGTAATTGCTAAAACGGTAATGAGAAAAGATGATTTCAAAACTTCTTCTCCTGAATATAAATTCGAACAATTAGCAAAGGGAATGGATATTTACGATATTGCAAATATGCACAAGGTAGATATTGATGATTTAGATAAGGAATTACAAATGGGTATTAATGTAGAAATGGAACACACTTCTGATAAGAGTGTTGCAGAAAAAATCGCATTAGACCATCTTTATGAAGACCCAAAATACTATACCAAACTTGCTACTATTGAAGAAGAAGTAAATAGTTTTTTCTATATGGATTTCAAAAAGTGGGCATATAAAAATAGAGCAAAAATCAATAAAATGGATTATGAAGATAAGATTGAATTCTTATCAGATAAATATATGAAAGACCATGGAAAGTGGCATAGAGGAGAAAGTCCTGATTATATTGGTGCTGAGTTAGTTCACTTATTGGCAAAAGATAAAATTATTAAAGAAAATATTGATTCAAGTAAGTTCAATAATTTTGCAGATGGTAGAGGTGATGGTGCTGAAAAAATATCTAATACTGCAAAAGAAAAGGGGGGTGATTCATTATTGACACATCATCACTTTAATGTAAAACTTCCATACTATGAAAAGGCTGCAAATGGAAACTTTGATTTAGAGTCTGCCAAAAAAGAATTTGAAGAAACTCACTCAAAGATTAATTTCAATATGGATGATATTGAATTTCAAGAAGAGATGGGTAGATTGGAAGTGTTAGGTGAGTTAATTATTAAATATGGTTCACTTTCTGAATATGTGATGTTTAAGAGTAACATACAATCAACACCAGATAGAGAAAGTTTAGGAGATGATGAATTGGATGAAATTGCTCCACATGGATATCCAGACCAAAAATGGATAGATGACCATGAAAAAGACTTAAAGAAATTAAGAAAGAAATTTAATAAAGAACCAAAAGAGAAATACTACGAACCTGCATTAGGTGGTGGTATTACTGAATCATTGATTTTGGAAGGAGGTGCGTATGGACATATGAATCACCCATTTGATACCGAAATCAATTTAACTTTTGGACAATTAAAAGATATTGTAAATCGTGCTTTAGAAGGGAACTTGGAATTAGCAAGAGAAAAGACCGATGGACAAGCATTAGCAGTTAGTTGGAGAGATGGAAGATTAGTTGCAGCAAGAAACAAAGGACATTTGAAAAACAAAGGGGAAAATGCTTTAGATATCAATGGTGTAGCAATGAAGTTTGCGGGTAGAGGAGAATTGGAAAAGGCATACAACTTCGCAATGAAAGATTTAACCCAAGCTATTTCAAAACTTTCGGAGAAACAAAGAGAGAAAATCTTCAAAGGTGGAGCATGTTTTATGAATTTAGAAGTTATCTATCCAACTTCTGTTAATGTAATACCTTATGGTCAAGCACTACTTGTATTTCATGGGACTATGGAATATAACGAGGAAGGAATCGCCATTGGAGAAAATCAGGAAGCGGCAAAAATACTCGCAGGAATGATTAAACAAGTAAACGCAGATGTACAATCGGCATACACAATCCAAGGACCTCCAATCAATGAATTACCTAAATCGAAAGATTTAGCAAAATTAAAAGGAAAGTATAACTCACAGATATCAAAACTTCAATCTAAGTTTAAGTTGAAGGATACTGATGGAATAGCAGATTATCATCAGGCATTTTGGATGGATTTCGTAACTAAAAAATCACCATCTAAATTAGATAATAGAACTCTAATGGGATTGGTGAAGAGATGGGCATTCTATGATAAATCATTCAGATTAGATAAGAAGAATTTACCTGATGAAAAAACCTTAGAGTGGGCAAAGGGAATTGATAAGAATGACCATGCTAAGATGGCTAAGGATAACATCAGACCATTCGAAGATATCTTCTTAGGTATCGGTGCAGACATCTTATCCTTTATGAGTTCAGTACTTGCAGCAAATCCTGATAAAGCAGTTAGGGATATGAAGAAAAGGTTAGACCAAACTATTAAAGATGTAAGAAAATCAGGTGACCCAAAAAAGATTACTAAACTTAAATTAGAGTTAGAACGATTAAACGCAATTGGTGGGAAAGATAAAATTGTACCAAATGAGGGAATTGTATTCGTATATGGTGGAAAAACTTTCAAACTAACTGGAACCTTCGCACCTCTTAATCAGATTCTTGGGTTATTTTACGAATAGTAAAAAACTTAATACTTATATATATGGATATATAAGTTACGATTTATGAGTGAGAAAAAATTCAATAAAAAATTCATGCACCCAACTCGTAGGAAGTTGGTAGATATGGTTCACAATGGTGAATACCAAAAAGATACTCAAATTTCTCTTTCTGATGTAAAAGAACAAACTAAACGAAATGTTGGTGATGTTTGGGAAGAAAATGGTGTGATTTGGGAACAAAAGTCTTATGGTAGGGTAAAACAATCAAGAGCATCATCTGAGTTATCAAAAGTAAGACAATACTTAGAAGAAAAGTCTAAGTGTAGGGCAACTGATTGTGATTCCAAAAAATACTCTAACTCTGATAAAACTTTAATAAGTAAAACAGGATTTTGTTCTGTTTGTTTATCTAAACGAGAACAAATTATAAAATTAGATGGTTTGTGGAAAGAGTATGAGGAATATAAGATATACTCAAATATGGTAGCACATGGAACGGATGTTTTACAAAAATGGAATCAAGCATTGAATGAAGTCAAAAATATTCATGAATATGTAAATGATGATGGCTCACTTGAAAAGTGGTCATCAAACGAAGATGTTCAGACATTACGAGAACAAATCGAAAAAGACATTGAAAATGGTAAGAAAGAACTTACCGAAGTTATTGAAAAGAGAAACTCGGCATACGAACTCTTAAAAGACAAAAATTACGAATTAGTACAACCTTTGTAAAATGAATAATAGTAATACAAAAATATATTTAATATTGATTGTAATCTTAGGATTTGTAGGTTATAATCTAATGGTAATGCACGATATCCAAACGGATGTTGCTGCATTCGATGAAAAGATTGAAGAGATTCAAAGTGATATTGATTCAATCGCAGTTGCCAACGATGAGTTGGATATGAAAATAGAATCGTTACATTCAGAGATAGAACTAATCGATAGTGATATTGATAAAGTACAAAATAATATTACTACGATAAAAAACAAAACGAATGAAAAAGTTAATAATGTTGATGTTCTTACTTTCAACGAGCTTGTCAAGTTTTTCACAGACCGTTACGGAGAGGGACTCGGTAGTGAAACTGGAGGTTCCGATAGTAAGACTGGTAATTAAGGATTTAGTAACTTTTGATGGTGTTAAACTTCAATTAGTTGAAACCAAAGAGTTGTTAAAATTATCTAATGATAAAATTGTATTAAAGGATAGTGTAATTACTAATCTGAATGGTAAGGTACTAAACTTAGAGGGTATCATTCAGAAAAAAGATGAACAATTTGGTTTAGAAAGTCAAAAGTCTAAAGAATTAGAAAAAGAATTAAAAAGACAAAAGAGAAATACCTTCCTATGGAAGTTGGGAACTTTAGCAGGAGGATTACTTAGTTTATTTTTTGCAGCAGGTGGATAATTGATGTATGGCACAGAAAAAAACATTAAAAGAAATTATAAAGGAAGAGTACCAGAAGTGTGCATCAGACCCTATATACTTTATGAAAAAGTATTGTATGATACAACACCCAGTTCGTGGTAAAATTCCTTTTCACTTATACCCATTCCAAGAAGAAACTTTAGACCAATTCACAGAACACAGATATAATATCATTCTTAAATCAAGACAAACTGGTATATCTACTTTAACTGCAGGATTCTCCTTATGGAAGATGTTATTCAATCAAGATTTTAATGTTCTTGTAATTGCAACTAAACAAGAGGTTGCTAAAAACTTGGTAACAAAGGTTCGAGTAATGAATCAATATTTACCAAGTTGGTTAAAATTAACAACCATAGAAGATAACAAACTATCCCTACGATATGCAAATGGTTCTCAGATAAAAGCAACTTCAGCAGCAGGAGATGCAGGTCGTTCTGAAGCACTATCCCTACTTGTATTTGATGAGGCAGCATTCATCGATAAGATTGAAGAGATTTGGGTATCAGCACAATCTACCCTTTCAACTGGTGGTAACGCAATTATCCTTTCAACACCAAATGGTGTGGGTAACTTTTTCCACAAAACTTGGGTAGGTTCTGAAGAGGGAACAAATGGATTTAATCATATTAGACTACATTGGTCAGTTCATCCTGAAAGAGACCAAAGTTGGAGAGATGAGCAAGAAACATTATTAGGACCAAAAGGAGCAGCACAAGAATGTGATTGTGATTTTGTATCTTCTGGAGATTCCGTAATCGAACCACAAATACTTCAGTTCTATAAAGAAACTTATGTACAAGAACCTTTAGAGAAAACTGGATTTGATGGTAACTTATGGAAATGGCAGTTTCCAGATTATACAAAATCTTATATGGTAGTTGCCGATGTTGCGAGAGGTGATTCATCGGATTACTCTGCTGCTCATGTCATTGATGTAGAAGATTCGGAACAAGTTGCAGAATATAGAGGTAAGTTAGATACGAAAGATTTTGGAAACTTCTTAGTAGCATTAGCAACTGAATATAATAACGCACTATTAGTAATTGAAAACGCAAATATTGGTTGGGCATGTATTCAACAAGTTATTGATAGAAACTATCCTAACTTATACTACATGAGTAAAGATTTGAAATATGTAGATGTTGAAAATCAACTTTCAAATAAATATAGAGCACAGGATAGGGGTATGGTTGCTGGATTCTCAACAACAGCAAGAACTCGACCTCTAATTATTTCTAAGTTAGAAGAGTATGTAAGGGAAAAATCAATCATCATTCGTTCAATCAGAACTATTGAAGAACTATTTACATTTATATGGTTAAATGGTAGAGCAGAGGCAATGAGAGGATATAACGATGACCTTACAATGTCTCTTGCTATTTCACTATGGGTAAGAGATACCGCACTTCGTTTAAGACAGGAGGGTATTGACCTAACTAAACAAGCAATTAACAGTATTTCATCTTATACTTATAGTGGGGTATATGGTGGAAATGATAACGATGAAAACCCTTGGCAAATGCAAATCGGAGATGACTCTGAAGATTTAACTAAATGGTTATAAAATAAAAATTTTATATTTATATAGTATAGGTTAATTATAGGAACTAAGCATGGAAAATTATTCTGAAGAACTTTACAAAGAATTCAAGTCATTTTTAGATGAAGGTATCGAAGAGTATGATGTAGAAAACTACCACGATTTGAAAGAGTTTATCCAATTTCTAAAAAACATGAAAGAGGATGTTAATGAAGCAGAATATCAAGGTAGGGAAGTAAAACTTAATAAACCAATGCAGGGTGATGTTAAGAAGTTCAAAGTATATGTTAAGAATCCAAAGGGAAATGTTGTAAAGGTTAACTTCGGACATGGTGGTTCATCTGCAAAAAAGGCAGGTGAGGAAACCATGAAGATAAAGAAGGACAATCCTGAAAGAAAAAAAGCATTTAGAGCAAGACACAACTGTGATAGTCCTGGTCCAAGACATAAGGCAAGGTATTGGAGTTGTAAAGCATGGTAAATAAATAAAGGTTATAAAATAAGGAAACAAAATGGCAGAACAAAACAATAGTTCATTTTTTAATCGATTAACGAAACTCTTTTCTACCCAAGCAATCGTAAAGGTTGACAAGGATGGAAAGAGAAAAGTTGTTGATATAGATGATAGGCAACAAGGTGGTACTAACCTTATGAACATAAGAGATAGGTACACCAAACTACAAAGGTCTTTTTATGGAGACCAGATGGCAGCTCAATCGATGGCATACCATCAAGTTCGTAGAGAACTATTCAGAGATTATGATGCAATGGATAATGACCCAATTATCTCATCGGCATTAGATATATACGCAGATGAATGTACACTTAAAAACGAATTCGGTGAAGTTGTACAAATCAAATCAAAAAACGAAAAAATAAAAGAAATTTTAGAAAACCTTTTCTATGATATTCTTAATATTGAGTTCAACCTTTGGTCTTGGACTCGTAATATGGTTAAGTATGGTGATTTCTTTTTACTACAAGAAATACAACCAGGTGTTGGTATTATAAATGTAAGACCACTTCCAGTTTATGAATTGGAAAGAATAGAAAATACTGACCCAAATAATTCAAATTATGTAAAGTTCAAATTAAACCATGACCCCGCAGGAAAAGGTGAATATGAAAACTATGAAGTAGTACATTTTAGATTATTATCTGATACTAACTTCTTACCATATGGAAAGGCAATGATTGAAAATGGTAGAAGAATTTGGAAACAAGTTTCTCTTATGGAAGATGCTATGTTAATTCATAGAATTATGAGAGCACCCGATAAGAGAGTTTTCAAAATTGATATTGGGAACATTCCACCACAAGAAGTTGATAACTATATGCAGAAGATTATCACCAAAATGAAGAAAACTCCATTTGTGGACAAAAAGACTGGTGATTATAACTTAAAGTATAATATCCAAAACCTAACTGAAGATTTCTTCTTACCTGTTAGGGGTGGTGATAGTGGTACTGAAATTGATTCATTGGGTGGATTGGAATACACAGCAATTGATGATATCGATTACTTAAAAAACAAACTATTTGCGGCTCTTAAAATTCCAAAAGCATATTTGGGATATGATGAGAATGTAAATGGTAAAGCAACTCTTGCTGCAGAAGATGTAAGATTCGCAAGAACAATCGAAAGAATCCAAAGAACTCTTATTTCAGAATTAACTAAGATTGCAGTAACTCACTTAGCTGCTCAAGGTATTGACGGACCTGAAATGGTGGACTTTGAATTAGACTTAGTAAACCCATCTACGATTTATGAACAAGAAAAAGTAAATCTTTGGAGTGAGAAAGTTAGATTGGTTTCCGATATTCAACAATTAAATATGGTATCTAAAGATTGGGCATACAAAAATATATTTAACTTTAGTGAAGATGAGGTTGATTTCCAAAAAGAGCAACTTATCAATGACCTTAAAGATAGATTTAGATATCGTTCAATTGAAGATGAAGGTAATGACCCAGCAATGGAACAAGACCCAACTGATGTTGAAGATGAATTAGAAGAATTAAAAACTGAACTAAAAAACAAAGGTGGTAGACCAAGAGAGGGAAACACCTATGGAAAAGATAAACATCCTTATGGTAGAGACCCTTTAGGTAAAAAGGAAAATCAAAAAGCATTATCAAAGACCGAATCAAAAATTAGTAAAAGAACACAAAAAGTTGCACGGGAATATGTTAATGGGGTTTCTTCAAAACGAAAGTTGATGAGTGAAAACGGAGACTTTTTAGATGACACAAATTTGATTGATGAATAAAAAATCAGGAAATAAAAATTAACTTATATTTATATACGATGTAAAGTATCGTATATTGATATATTATTATAGGATAAAAACACAATGAAGAGGGTAAAACATTCAAAATTTAAGAATACAGGTATTCTATTTGAACTTCTCGTAAGACAAATTACGTTAGAAGTTCTTAATGGTGATACTACCGAAAAAGCTAAAAAAATCGTAAGTGAATTTTTTAGTCCAAAAACAGAGTTAAACAAGGAGTTAAGATTGTACGAACTTCTTATGAAAGAAAAGTACAATTCTGAGTCAAGAGCAGAAAAGTTCATTGATACTGTTAATGAAGCACATAATCGTATTGACCAAAAACAACTTCATAGAGAAAAATATAATCTTATTAAAAAGATTAACGAATCATTCAATATGGATGAGTTCCTTTCTTCTCCTATTTCTAATTATAGAGTTTTAGCATCCATCTATAAGATTTTTGAATCTAAAAAGATGAATAACTATGATATTAAAGATGTATTCAATTCAAAAATTACCCTCATTGAATCAATCACATCAAATCCAGCAGTTAAAACTCAATCTAAAAAAGATAAATTAGTTGAATCCTATAAAAAACAAGATAAAGATTTAAGATTACTTACTTATAAAATTTTAGTAGAACAATTTAATAAAAAGTATTCTAACTTAAATGAATCTCAAAAATCTTTATTAAAAGAGTATATAAACAACTTAACAAACACAACTGGATTCAAATCTTATGTAGAGAATGAAATTCCAAATATTGTAAAAGAATTAAAATCAATCCAATCTAAAGTTAAAGATAAGGTAACTAAAATTAAGTTAGCAGAAACTGCATCGGTTTTATCTAAAACAAAAATTGGTAAATCGGTTTCTGATAATCATGTATCATCACTAATGATGTCTTATGAACTAATTAAAGAGTTGAAAAGTAAATTATGAACTTAAAGGAGTTAATTGAAGATTTAATTGCAGAAATAGAGCAAGAAGAATTAGAAGTTGATGAAGCAACCACTACTGGTAATGTAGCAGGTTATAATACTCCTAATGCTTTCGCAGACACCGATGGAACTGATGATGAGGCAGAAGCAGATGTAGACCATATTATTAAGGTGAGTGGTTATAGTAAAGTTAATGAAAATCGTTGGCATGAGTTGAGAAAATCTGAAGGAACTCCAAAACAAAAAATAGGAGTAGGAATCAGAAACATAAACAAACAACTTAGTGAAATGGAATCTTTCTTAAACTGGTATGGAAAAATCAAGAAAGAAAGTGGACTGAGTTCAGACCAACAATGGAAACGAACTAAAAGTCATTTATTCAAAATAAGAGAAAGACTAAGAAGGATGGCAACATCTATATCCGAACTATAATTAGGAAGTAAAATTATGAGTATTACCAGAGAGCAATTAAAAAACATAGTTAAAGAGACTTTGAAAGAAGAATCTGAATATCAAGTATTTTTTAGAAAAGCTTTAGAAAAAGCAGGAAAATCTATTCCATCAATGTCTGATGAAGAAAAGAAAGAGTTCTTTAATAAGATTGATAAAGCATGGAATGGAAAAGGTGAAAAGAATGAAGGTAATGCTTTCGGAGCAGCAGTAGTTGCTGCAAAAGAAAAGGGTGAAGATGAATTCGAAGTTGATGGTAAAACTTACAAAGTTGAATCAGTAGTAAACGAAGATGCTAATATGAACAAAAAGGTTAAACAACTTTTAGATAAAAATCTAAAAGAGTTAACTAAAGGTAAACCAAATCATCAGTTTGCAGTAATGCATATTTTGATGGGAGCATTGAGTGATGCTAATTTCCATTCGGAAGCTAAGAAAGTTGCAAAACTATTCCCAAGAGCAAAATATGAGGGTGACCCGATGGCAGCTAAGGATGTTGAAGAATACTACCACTATGAGTTAGGACCGGATGTTGCAAATATTTGTAAATGGGATGGCAAGGATATAGTGATGGCTATGGGATTCTATGTATCAATGACTATCGGCAGACCCGTTGGTGAAAAAGTTGAAAAATTAGTTGAATCAGTAAACGAATCAGCTAGTTGTAGTTGTGGATGTGGTGGTTGTTCTGAATCAGTAAACGAAGCAAGAACTGTATCTAAACCTATCAAAGTAGATGATGATACTATGGTTCAAATCGTTGGTGATAATAAAGGATTTAGAGAACTAACGGCGGCTCTTAACCCTAAAACAGGTAAACCTATTCAAAAGTTTGGATATGAAAGAGGTAATGAAATTGCTGATAGTAAAGAAGAATTGATAAAAAAATTACAAAAAAAATATGGTAAATCAATCAAGTTTGAATCAGTAAACGAAGCAAAGAACGATGACAAATATGTAGTAATTGATTTCCATGAAAAGGGTGGTGGATTTGTAATGACTAAACCTGGTTCAAAAAAAGATGCAGAGGATAGTGCTCGTAGTATTAGAAAAGGTAGTGATATATCAAAACGAGAAGTATTAAAGGTTTCCGATGCAAGAAAGATTCGTGGATTGGCAGGTAAAAACTACTTAAACGAAGAATTCAAATCAAAAGATTCTACCTTTGAAAAAGTATATGGTACTTTTGATAAAAGAGATTACTTCAATGCTAAAGGTTTGGCAAAAGTACAAATCGGAAACTTTGAAAGAGCATTACAAAGAAACGATAAAGGTGCACAACAAATCTTAGATAAATTCAAAGGTGATATGGGTAAGGCAAAAGATTATATTACTCAAGTTATCACAGATAGAAGAAAAGAACAAGCATTTAACGATTATAAAGCATTAAAAGCAGCAGTTGATTCAATCCAAAAGGGAAATCCTATTACTGGTGCAGTTGATTTAGTAAAATCAAGAGCTCACAATAATACTCAAAAATATACAATGGCTCTTTATAGTGCATTAAGAGGTAAAAAGTTTAATAACTATAAAGATATCCATGCTGATGTAGATTCTTTAATTGGAGAATCAGTAAACGAAGCAAGATTGGGTAAGGTATCTTTGTTAAAGAGTGTTGAAAATGGTGAAACTTCAAGAGTTGAAGGAGTAAACATTAGTCCAGAGTTAGCATTTGAATTAAGAATGTTTTTACAAAGACCATTAATGGCAAGAAGTAGAACTGGTATTCAAATTGATAATTCACAAATGAAAGATGCAATTCCTATGTTAGCAAAAGTTGGTGTACACAAAAGATTATCTTCTGGTGTAAAGAAGGAATTTACAAATTTGTTAAAAAAATATAAATAAGGATAACCGATATGAAAAACCTATTGATAGAAACAAACTTATTTGAAGGAAGAGTGAATGAAGATTCATCGGGAAGAACTATGGTTAAAGGTATCCTTCAAAGAGCAGGTGCAGAAAACCAAAATGGTAGAGTGTACCCAAAAGAAATATTAGAAAGAGAGATTGGTAAATATCAAACTCTAATCAAAGAAAGAAGAGCATTGGGTGAATTAGACCACCCAGATTCTTCAGTTATCAACTTAAAGAATGTATCACATAATATTAAAGAGGTACATTGGGAAGGTAGCGATGTTGTAGGTACAGTTGAAATCTTACCTACTCCTTCTGGAAATATATTAAAAGAATTATTAAGGGCTGGAATCCTTTTAGGTATCTCATCAAGAGGTATGGGTTCTACTCAACCAATGAAAGATAACAAACTTTTAGTTGGTGAAGATTTTGAACTAATCGGTTGGGACTTTGTATCCAACCCATCTACACATGGTGCATTTATGACTCCAATGAACGAATCAGTAATTAAGAATATTGGTACTGATGTTTGTGGAGATTTTTGTAAAGCACAAGATTTAATGAGAGAAATTATAACGGAGTTAGCATAATGAGTAAAAAGAATTTTGACATATACGATTATGTTCACAACAACAAATTTAGTTTGAAAGTTGAGAACAAACAAGGTACTAAAGTATCTAAAGGATATAACGATATTAGAAAAACAAACATCAATGAGGTAAAAATCGTAGATGGTAAATTTTCTATTTCAGAATCTCTAAAAGGTGATAGACCATTAGCAACTGAAGTTAAGAAACATTTCTTAGAAATCATTTCTACCTACAAGGGTTTCAAAGAGCAGATGGGAAGACAATCCGACATTGTTGAAACTGCAGAGACATTAGGTGGAGTTGTTGAGGCAGCTAAAACCTTAACTCTTTCTGAAGCTGGTGATTGGTTTGATAAAGTAACCATCAAAAGAAATATGAGTGAGTTGGATAAAATGGATAAAGCATTTGATAAAGTTGCTGCAGAAGCAAGAGCATTAGATGAAAGGTTACATTCATTGTATGAAGATATGGGACATATTTTAGGTAGATATTATGAAATCTCTGACATTGACCCAGATACTATGAAACAAAGACTTGGAGAAAAAAAATAAATACTATGATTAAACTAAAAAACTTACTATCAGAAAACTTAATAAACGAAGGAACTCGTTCTCAAGTTGGTCTTATCAAAGGTGGTAAGATTATTTCGGTATATGTTCATTTCGATGGATATCCATCTAATATGAAAGATGGTTTGAAAAAACATATGAAAGGTGAAAAGGATGTCATGACACTAATTAAAAAAGGTGGTGCTCGTGGTATTTATGATGATAAAGATATTGAATATTATGGAAACATGAAACCGATGAAAGGTGATGTTAACAATATCGATGATTATGTAAGAAACGCAGGAAATGAAGCTAGTGCAGATTATGTTTATCTATACAATACTAAAGATAAAAAATGGTATTACGCTAAAACATACGATGATACTAAATTAAAAAAATTATTTTAATACTATGAAACTAACTGATATACTTAACGAAAATCCCGCATTACAACACACCATGAGACAAATGGGAGCATTTGGTGGTGGTTCAAAGAAAAAGAAAAAAGTTGGAGTTGTCCCACCTCTTTCAGATTTTGTAAAAGATAAGACAGTAAAAAATCCTGAAACTAAAAGAGATGTTAAAGTATCAACTGCAATAAAAGATAAAAATCATCCTGCACATAAACAGGCAAAATCTTTGTGGCAAAGACTTAAAGATAAATTAAAAGGAGAAAATTTATCAGTAAACGAAGGTAGAGCATTTGTTCAAGCAGCAAGAAAAGCAAAAGAAGAAGGTAAAACCGAATTTGAGTTTAATGGTAAAACTTACCCCGTAACTCTTAAAGAAAGTGAAATCAAACTAACTGATTTACTGAAAGAAGGTCAACACAGAAAATTAGAAAGAGACCTAAAAAATCTTCCAAAAATTGTAAAAATTGATTTTGAAGAAGCACTTGAAATGTTAGAAGAAGATGGTGTTTTAGAAGCAATTGACCTTTTAGAAATTGCAATTGAAAGAATTCAGGATGTGGTTAAAGACCTAAAAAGAAAATCATAATACCATGCCTGCACAATCTCAACAACAACAAAAATTATTCGGTTTAGCATTGGCATTCAAAAGAGGTGAAGTTCCTGCTTCAGAGGTTTCGGATGAAATAAAAGATATTGCGGATAGAATGAGTGAAAAAGAGATTGAAGATTTCGCATCAACAAAACATAAAGGATTACCAAAGATGAAAGAACAACTTAGAAAAATCGTTAGAGAGATAATGAGAGAAAAAGTTATCTCTGAAATAAGTGAAGGCAAGAAAAGATTCAGACAGCAAGATGGTATTGGTAAAGCTAAATACACAATCTCTTACCACGATGGAAAACAAAAACACAAAGATGGTAGTGATTTCTTTGGAATCCAAATCTTCAAAAACAAAAAGGATTTAGAAACTTTCAGAAATGCACTTTTGAAAAAAGGATTTGTAGAAGAATCAGTAAACGAAGGTATTGAACCACAAATCAAAAAGATTGCTTACTTTACAGGTACAAGACCTGAAGCAGTTGAGGATTTTGTTTCTAAGTACGCATTGAATTTTACTAAACTTCTTAAATATGTTGAAAAGGGCGGATTACCCCAAAGAATGGAATTTGTTGCCGCACTTGCTGGTAGACCAAATAATCCTAAACAAAAGAAAATTATCAAACAATTTCAAGAATCGGTAAACGAAAATAATATCAGTAATTTAATGAAAATCATGCAAAATAAGTATGATAGACAAGGATATTCATTAAAACAATTACATGATGAAGTTATAAATTATTTGGGTAAGAAAGATGGTGGATTAGTTTTTCAAGAATTTATAAAGAAAAACAAATCTAATAAAAAAGTGCAAGATGAATTTAACAAAACATCATTTTCGGAATCAGTAAACGAAGGATACTCTACTGAAGAGAAAAGAATTGTAATGATGGCAGTTAGAAAACTTGCTAAGTATAGAAATGTACCATTAGATTATGCAATTAATGATTTATTAGGTGCAGGACAAGAACTCGAAAGAGATATCAAAAAAGGAAAAATAAAATAAAAAGAAAAGGTGGTTTATCCACCTTTTTTTATGTCTTATCAATAAAACTAAAGAAAATATTATATTTTTTTTAGGTTTTATAAATTTTTATATATTTATTCGTATAATAACCCACAATCTATGTGGGTTCTGTTGGTTAATGAATACTCACCCTTTAATGTGAAGTGACCGAACAACCAAATTACACTAATCTATATTGAGGTTCCTCAAAATAACTTCAGCAAATTAAAAAAGGTAAAAAGTAAAATGGCAAATTCAAAATTGTTAAAAGAAGCAATTGCGGATGCTAAAGCTGTAAGAGAAACTGCTATCGCTAACGCTAAGATTGCACTTGAAGAAGCATTTACTCCGAGATTACAATCTATCCTATCAAGAAAGCTACAAGCTGAAATGGAAGGTGAAGAAGAAGTTGAGGAAGAATTGGATTCAAGTGATATTGGTGACGGTGATGAAGAATCTCCAGTTGAACCATCTAATGTTGCATCTGACGCACACACCGAACTTGGACCTGAATCTGAAGAAGAAACTGCAGAGGTAGGTGATGAGTTAGAAGAAGGTGACCACTCTGAAGAAGAAGTATCTGAAGAAGAAGAAATCGAAGAAGTGGATGGAGTTGGATATGATGACCCAACTAACGCTGATGACGCTGAAATTTCTGAAGAAGAAGGAGAAGAAGAAATTCACTCTGAAGAAGAAGAAATCGAAGAAGAAGATGAGTTAGATTTAGAGTCTATCATTAGAGAACTCGAAATGGGTATGGAAGAAGAAGATGAAGTATCTGAAGAAGAAGATATGGATTCTGAAGAAGAAGTACACGAAGAAGAAGATGAAGTTCATGAAGAAGATGAAATCGAAGATGAGTCTGAAGAAGAAGTAGAAGCTGATGAAGTGGAAGCTGAAGAAGAAGATGAAATGGATGATGAAATCGACTTAGATGAAATTCTTAGAGAAATGGGATACGGAGATGATGAAGAAGTTTCTGAAGAAGAACACGAAGATTCAGAAACGGAAGAAAAGTACGAAGAACTTGAAAAAGATTTAGAAGAAGCATATGCTACTATTAAAACTTTACAAGGTACTATCAACGAAGTAAACCTATTAAACGCAAAATTATTATACGCTAATAGATTGTTCAGAGCTTATAACTTAAACAATGAGCAAAAATCTAAAGTTGTTGAAAACTTAGACAGAACATCATCTGTTAGAGAAGTAAAATTAGTTTACGCTACGTTAGCAGAATCAATGAATTTTACAGGAACTGAGAAAAAAACTAAGAAAGTTGTAGCTGAAGCTGCATCTAAACCAGTTGCTTCTACTGCTCCTGCAAAAGAAATTATTTCTGAAAACACAAATGCATTAGCTGAAAGATTTAAGCAATTAGCTAATATCAAATAATTAACTTAACATTAAAGGAAAAGAAAAATGGCAAATTTTGATTTATCTAAACTAATGGAAGGAAAGAACCCACAAACTGTAATGTTGAATGAAACAAGACAACTTAAAGGAAAATGGGAAAACACAGGACTTCTTGAAGGTTTAGGAGAAAAAGAACAAGGCTCAATGGCCGTTCTTTTAGAAAACCAAGCAAAGCAATTGCTTGATGAGGCATCACAAACTGGTGTCGGTAATAATAGTGAAGAGTGGAGTGGTGTAGCCCTTCCTCTTGTAAGAAGAATCTTTGGTGAGATTGCTTCTAAAGAATTCGTTTCTGTTCAACCAATGAACTTACCTTCAGGTCTAATCTTTTATTTAGACTTTAAGTATGGAACTGCAACTGGTGGAAAATCTACTGGTACTGGTGGTTCATTATTCGGTGGTACAGGTGCGGACTTAGGTTCAACTGATGTTGCACAAGGTGGTCTTTATGGTTCAGGTTCTTACGGATACTCTGTAAACGAATTCACTGCTTCTGTTGCAACTGGTGCTCAGACTTGGGCTTCTGCTTCTTGGGCTGATGTAGGATTTGACGCAGTACTTTCTGCTTCAGTTGCTGCAGGTGATGTTCAAAAAGTAACTTTCGCTGCAACTCAATTAGATAACGCTGATTTAGACGCAGTAAGAAGTTTCAGAATTTCTGGTACTGACATTACTGATAATGTAAACTTTAGTCAATTTAACTCTTCAGATGGTACAAACATCACTGCGTTTGTATTCTCTCAAGTAGCTGTTGACCAAAACGCAATTACAGTAAACTATTCAAGAGTACCTTCTGACTATGCAAGAGGTGACTTCGAAGCTGGTAAACCACAAAGAGGTTCATCTATTGATGCGGATATCCAAATCCCAGAAGTAGACTTAGAATTGAAGTCTGAAGCAATCGTTGCTAAGACAAGAAAACTAAAGGCTGTGTGGACTCCTGAGTTAGCACAAGACCTTAATGCTTACCACAGTATTGATGCTGAAGCAGAGTTAACTTCTATGTTATCTGACTATATCTCATTAGAGATTGACTTAGAAATCTTAGATATGTTAGCTTCTAACGCATTAACTACTGAGTACTGGTCAGCAACTATTGGTGAAGAGTATGTAAATAGTGCATGGACTTCTGCAACTGCAGGACAAGCATATCAGAAAAATACTTGGTTCCAAACTTTAGGTACTAAAATTAACAAAGTATCTAACAAGATTCACCAATTAACATTAAGAGGTGGAGCTAACTTTATCGTTGCTTCTCCTGATGTATGTACTATCTTAGAATCAATCCCAGGATTTACAGTTTCTGCTGATAAAGATGCAATGTCTTTCGCAGCGGGTGTAACTACTGTTGGTGCTTTAGCTAGTAGATATACTGTTTACAAAAATCCTTATATGACTTCTAACGAAATCTTATTAGGATTTAGAGGTTCTAACTTCTTAGAAACTGGTGCTGTATATGCTCCGTATGTACCTCTAATCATGACACCATTAGTGTATGACCCAACTAACTTCACTCCAAGAAGAGGAGTTATGACAAGATACGCTAAGAAAATGGTTAGACCAGAATTCTATGGTAAGATTTATGTTAAAGATTTAGCATCTATCTAATCTTAGTTAGTTCTTAGATAAAATTAGAGGGGTAGGAAACTATCCCTCTTTTTTTATGCCTTTTTGAAAAACACTATTCTTATATTTCTTTATATTTATAGATACGATATTAAAAGAGAGGAATAATAGATGTCAGTAGAATACATATACCCAGGTTCATCATCATTTGCTACGGGTTCAACTCCTTTTGGTACTTATGATTCAGAGTCTTCATTTCAAACCGATGCTCCTAAAGTAGCAAATTGGTGTGCAAAGAGATTAGGATATCCTGTCCAAAATGTGGAATTGGTTGATGAAAATCTATTTGCTTGTTTTGAAGAAGCAACTGCAGAGTATGCTTCACAAGTAAATCAATTCAACATTAGAAATAACTTAGATACACTTAAAGGAAATCCAACGGGTACGAATTATAGTGGAAAGTTAGTACAAGGTTCATTCTTACCAACGGTTGTTGGTATATCCGATGCTTATGGAACATTATCTGGTGTTGGTGGTAATACTGATATTAAAAGTGGTTCTATTGATTTAGTCATCGGACAACAAAGATATGATTTAGACGCTTTATTTGCAAGTGGTAGTGAGGGTGGAAAACGAATAGATGTAGTCAAGGTATTCCACGAGGTAACTCCTGCTATTAATAGATTCTTTGACCCATATTCAGTTTCTGGTCAAGGAACACTTAACTTAATTGATGAATTTGGATTTGGTTCATTCTCACCAGCAGCACAATTTGTATTAATGCCAATTTTTGAAGATATGTTAAGAATTCAAGCAATTGAATTCAATGACCAAATTAGAAAATCTGGACACTCGTTTAATATCACAAACAATAAATTACAAATTTTCCCAATACCAACTTCAACTGGTAAACTATGGTTTGAATATTTTGTGAGAGATGAGTTTGTACAAAACTCAACATCAGTAACACCTGATGTAGTTTCAGACTACTCAAACATAGGATATGACTTTATACCATATACATCTATAAATGATGTTGGTAGACAATGGATTAGAAAATATACACTTGCTCTCGCAAAAGAACTATTAGGAGCAATCAGAGAAAAATATAGTTCAGTACCTATTCCTGGTTCCGAAATATCGTTGGATGGAGCAGCATTAAGAGCTGAAGCACAAACTGAAAAAGATGCTTTGATTGAACAACTCAGAGAAAACTTGGAAGAGTTAAGTAGAAAAAATCAGTTTGAAATTAGAAATAACGAATCTAATTATCAGCAAGAAATGTTACGAAAAGTTCCATTAACGATATACACCGGATAAGATGCCAAGATTTGCATTAGATAGAGACATACGATTTTTTGAATCAATTTCAAAAGAGTTGGTAGATACTGTAATTGAAACTACGGTAGTTCTATTCAAACTTGCTATTGAAGATATCTCAACAAACCTTTATGGTGAATCTCTAAACAAATCTTATTATCAAGGTACGGAATGTACTGCAGTCATCGAAAGAGATGATACTTCGGTTTCTTATGAAGGTTTTGGTTCAGATAGTGGACAAAATGTAGAATTCAGATTCAATCGTATTACATTAAAAGATAAAGGATTCTATCCCGAAATTGGTGATATTATTAAACACAATGATGCTTATTTCGAAATTGATAATGTAAGAGAGGACCAACTAATTGGTGGACAAAGTGGAGAGAAATTCTCAATTATTTGTTCAACATTTATGACAAGAAGAAGTTCTATTCAAACTGAAATGAGAGTTATATAATGAACAAGAAGGAAACAAATAGAGCATTACAAAGAGGTATCAAACCAGAATACACTAAGGGTGTAAAACTTTTAGATGTAGATACTACTATTGCAGAGTATATGGTGGATACTGTAATTCCTGATGTAGAAGAACACAATAGTAAAGTTAAAGTTCCCCTACTTTATGGAAATGCTGAAAGATGGAATAATGCTCGAGCAAAGGGATATCTGAGAGACCAAAGGGGTAAGATTCAAATTCCATTGGTAATGTTTAAGAGAAACTCTATTGAGAGAGATTCTAACTTAGCACAATTCAAAGATGTAAATACTCTTCCTGCTTATAAAAAATATTCTTCAAAAAATAAATACGAAAGATTTACCTTACAAACAAATGCAAAGTCTCCCTTAGAACAATATGAAGTTTCTGTACCTGATTATGTAACTGTAACTTATGAGGTAATGATTTGGACATCGTTTACCGAACACATGAATAAGATTGTAGAGGCATTTCAATATGCTACTGATAGATATTGGGGTAAAGAAGATGGATTCAAATTTAGAACTCGTATTGACTCATTTGATAATCAACAAGAAGTAGGAGAAGGTTCGGAAAGAATTATTAGAACCTCTTTCACTATGGTTGTAAACGCATATCTACTTCCTGAAACTTATGATGAAAAACCAACCGTTAGAAAATCATTCACACCAAAAAAAGTAGTATGGGGTGTAGAAACGGATTTAAGTGGACTTACATTTACAAATCCTAATATTATAAATGAATATCAAAATGTTTTAGATTTCGTTACTATAAGAAGTTCTCAAAGAGCAGAATTTGTAAGTGCGAATCAAGTTAAACTAACCAATGTTAGACAACCGGTTTTACCACCGGAACTGATAGGTTCTTTTGATACCATAAATTGGTATAGAGTTTACATCAATTCAGAATTCAAACCAGCATCGGTTTATTCTTATTCTTTTAATGGTGCAACAAATGAAATAACATTTGTATTTACTGGTCTTGGTTTTAACTTAGATTCAAACGATGAAGTAGACATTGTTGGTAAATTTGAACAATTATGAGTGATATAAAAACCATAAAAAATATAATGAAAGAAGTTAACGAACCCAATGAGTTCGTTATGGAAGAATACAATGGTACTCATCCATTATATTGGATATGGAGAGTTCAGAATTGTAGACTAAAGACTTTAGATAGTAGAGTTGCTGATAAAAGAAAAACGGAGCATCGTTTTGATGTTTTTATTTGGGGTGGTTACATTGCTCCAAGAGACTACAAGTACGAGCAGGTTGGAAACGATTTTCATATAAAGTTTATAAGAGCAAACTTTCCATCAATAATTGAAAATCCAAATGACCCAAATTTTGGAGAAGCATGGCAGATTGAGTCAAGTGATGAAATTAAAATTGAAGGTGATTTAGAGCAAGTTAACTAATGGCAAGAAGAAGACCACATATAGAAATTGGTAATATTGAAAAGAAAAGAGATAAGGAATCTTTTAGAACATTCTTATTAGATGTAATTAAAGATACATTTATAAAAGAGTTTACACCTACATCTATTTCCTTAAATGATGAATTGTTTACCCTTACATTAGGTCCTGTTGATAACTCAACACCATCGGATGGTGATTACACGGATTACGGTGATATAAAGGGGTATAGATTTGTTTATGAAGATTTGATTGTAGATGATGTGAAAGATTACATTGATGTATATTTATATGGAGTAAAGCAGACGGGAGATAGGTACGAAGTTAAAATATTCAATTCTATTGGTGGTGAAATAACTACTGGTAATTTGATGAACGGTGTATCCATCAAAATCATTTTTAATCAAAGTATTACATTAGTTCCAGCAGATGTGGTTAGAACTGACTTTGAAATTAAAGGTAAAATTGTAGAAATTGAATAATGGCTAGATTAATACCACAGAAGCAGATAGAAGAAATAAATCAGTTTAAGGATTCCATATCCGTAGCTAACTCTGTTTTTATTTCTGGTTCTCTTTTAGTATCTCAATCAATAGATATTGGGTCAACTGCCGATACTATACAAAGAATCACAGGTTCGGTAGAAATAACTGGTTCATTAGAATTAGATGGTCAGTTATCGTTTAAGGATGCTCAAAGTAGATTAGACGCAACCTCATCGTTCTCTGATGAATCTGTTGATACTCAACGATTTGGTGGTATTTCAGTAACCGAATTTGGAGGTAGTGATGCCACTATTTATGTATCTGCTACAAGGGGTGATGATACAAATGATGGTCGTTCACCACAATTCCCACTAAGAACTATAAAGAAAGCAGCCGAATTAGCAACTCCTGGTGATGATGGTAGATTTGGTTTAGATACTGGTTCTAACTTTACTGGTTTCCGAATCGATGTAGATACTGGTAATTATGTAGAAGATAACCCAATTGAATTACCAAGAAACACAACTGTTTGGGGAAGTGGTTTAAGGGTAACAAAAATTATTGCTAAAAACGAAAACGAAGACCTTTTTTGGGTAAATTCTGGTTGTTATCTTGCTGAAATGACTTTCGCAGGTCTAAGAGTTTATCCATCGGTTGATGTAGCAGCAAAAGGATTTGCTATTGCATTCGCACCAAACGCATTTATTACAACATCTCCTTATGTTCAGAACTGTTCGATGATTTCGAATCAGGAAAATTCATTCTTAGAAGCATACGAAGAAATACCTGCGGGTGGTGGTGGTTTGAATGTAGATGGTAATAGAATCCATCCCGACTCACCACTTGCTTCAATGGTACTTGATGCATATACACAAATTGCACCAAATGGTGTGGGTTGTCAGGTTGTTGGTAGAGGATTCATTCAGTTGGTATCATTCTTCACCAACTTCTCAGCATATTCAGTAAAAGTAATTGATGGTGGACAAGCAGTACTACTTAACTCAAACACCTCGTTTGGTGATTATGGTATGTACGCATCTGGTTCTCGTTTCATTACAGGTAGTGGTGGTAACCAAAATGCATTTATAAATGTACAAAATAACTATTCAATTATTGTTGATACAATTGAAGATGGTCTTTCTGCAATTCCACCATTGGTAACGAATACCGAAAATGGATATAGAGCAACTGACCCAAATGTAATTCCTCAATACTTTACTTCGGCAGATTCTAATGCTGAAGTTGCAGAAATTGCAAAATCTGATTTTAGATTAGTAACATCTGTAATTGAAAATGGTGATACTAATGAAGTTGCTTTAGTTGCAAAAAGTAGTACAACTGGATATTCATCAGCATCGGTTTATAATATTAGTGGTGATACACAAATCACATCATCATTAACTGCATCGGTTTCTGATATTCAAAAAATAGATACAAACTATACAATAGTTCTTGATATTATTGATAGAGGTAACGCAGCAACATCATCATATACTCAAGCTGAAAATACTTCAGCATCAATTTATGTTGGTGATGTCGAACAATATAAAAGTGGAATTGCAGTAACTTCTACAACTAAACAAATTGTTGGAGATAGGTTTGATGAGGTAATTGATATTATTACCAATGGACCAACATTTGCAGATACACTAATAACAAACACTTCAGCAAGTTTCAAATTTTCAAGTGAAACTCCATATGAAACAGATGTTATTTCATCCGATAGTATTGTTCAAAGTATTAGTGAATCTATATCTATTGTTTATAATATTTTAGACAATGGAACTGGTTCAAATGTAGTTCCAACTATTGTACCAAGTAGTTCAATAGCAAACCCAACGGTTGAATACCAAAATGCATACGAATTATTGATTAACAATATTCCATTTATTCAAGAAGAAACAATTCTTTATTTGTCATCTTCTTGGAGTGAATTTGAATACAATCAAGAAACTTGTAAAAGGGATGTTGGATACATTGTAAGTGGTGCCGCACATGATTTATTATATGGTGGAAATGAAGAATCTGTAAGAAGTGGTATTTTCTATTATCAGTATCCATCAGACGCAACAACGACACAAAAAGACCCTACACTAACTGCAATAAAATATGTTAGAGGTCTTACTGAAAATATATTAAAGAATAAAACATTTAGAGATACAAATTCTGATATTGATAATGGATATGATGTTTTATTCAATAACAAAGATTTTATTAGAGAAGAAACGATTGCATATCTAAGTTCATCTTGGTCTACTTTTGATTATAATGAAGCAAAATGTAGAAGAGATTTAGGATACATAATTGATGCAGTTGGAACTGACTTATTATACGATGGTAATGAAAGAACCCTCGAGGCAGGAAACTTCTATTACAAATACCCTTCGTTAGCAACTACTGATAATAGAACCGATGGTCAAAAACAACAAACTTTAGATGGTATAAAGTATGCCAAAAGATTATCACAAAAATTGGTTAACAATGAAACATTTGTAACTGCATCACAATCAATTCAAGCAGCAGCCGATTTAGCAAGAAAAAATCGTTCTCTTATTCAAGATGAAACGATTACATATATAAACACAAAATATCCAACATTCTCTTACAATGAGGCAAAATGTAGGAGAGATACTGGATATATTATTGACAATGTTATCACCGATTTAGTTTATGGTGGTAATGAAAGAAGTGAATTGGCAGGATTGTATTACTACTTATACCCTTCTATTGCAAATACAACTCAATTAGAAGAAACTTTAGAAGGTATAAGATACTCACAAGGTTTCTTACGAGAAATAGTATTATCAAACAATATCAATACACCACAGATTGTTCTAAATACTGATGGTAACATACGAGTAACATCTTATACACCAACAACAGGTTCTATTAGTGGTGGGGAAACTGAAATACAAATAGTATCTCAATCTTTCGGTATTATTGAAGATATTATAAGATATGGTGATTCTAATGTATTGGGTGCTATAGCAGCAAACTCAAGTGATATTGAATGGACTACTACAAGTCCTGTAAACACAAGTGGAAGAAATCAAATAACAAGTAGTACAAGTTTTGATAATACATACACCGAAAGTATTTCAAGTAATTATGAAACCGTTATAAAAATAATTGAAAGTGGTTCATCAATAACTACTGAAGAAACAATAGGAACCGATTCTAAAGGAAATCCAATATCAACAGTTGGTATTCCTAAAAATTCTTATGGAGACAATTTAGTAAAAACGGTAACTGGTGTAAACATTCCTAATGAAATTACAATAGTAAAAAATACCGATTCGGCAATTAAATTTAATAATAATAATCAATACACCGCATCGGTAACGGCATCTTCGGTTGAGGTAGCAAAAGTATCATCTTCATTCGCAGTAGTTTCCGATATTATAGAATTTGGAATTACTGGAAGTCGAATAATAAGTGGTTCATCTGATGCATCAACTTATTTTGAAGTTGTAACATTGGATAGTAATTATAACGCATTTTATTTTAACAAGAATCAGTTATCAAAATTTGATGACATTGATGGAAAGGATTTACCAGAAGATAGTGGTTCTTATGATGATGGAATAAAAGACCCAACACTTACTCTAAAACGAGGAGAACTATATACTTTCTCTATTAACTCTCTAAATATCGTAGATGGTGGAAGTATAAATCCTGATGAGAGACAACCATTCTATATTAAAACACAAAGAAAATCAGGAACAGAGTTCCAATACACAACTGGTATAACAAATAATGGAACAACATTTGGTACTTTAACATTCATTGTACCATTTGATGCACCCGATAGGTTATTCTATGTGAATGGAAATAATGTTTCTGCAAGTGGTGTAATTGATATTGTAGACAACTTACCTTTATCTGATACTCAAAGATATATTGATGTTCCATCTAAAGGTGAAATAGAGGTTGTTTACAACACTATTGATAATATTAAGGTAACTGATAACATTCAATTTAGTTCATCTTTTTCAGCGTCTGTAAATGATACTCATAATGTAAGTTCATCATTCGCAACCGTGATTGATGTTTTGGAGAATGGATTAGATAATTTACCAACGGTTGTTAGTAATATTACCGGTTCAATAAAGAAAAGTAATATAAGTCAATATACTTCATCAACTGATGCAACGGTTGGTATTAGAAATATTGTAACATCATCTTTTGATACAATTATTGATATCTTAGAAAATGGAACTGACAACATACCAACTTTAGATGACAATGTGTCAGATTTAATTAAAGTAACTTCAACCAATCAGTTAACATCATCAGTTTCTGCTGGTGATTATGAGGTGGGTCTTGTTAGTTCATCATACGCAACTATTATTGATGTTTTATTTAATGGGTTGGGTAATTTACCAAGTGAAATCTTAAATACTTCAGCAAGTATAAAAGTAACCAACACACCTCAATACATTTCTGCATCTTCGGTTAGTAGTGAAGAAATCAACAAAGTATCATCTTCGTTTGCTATTGTATTAGATATTGTAGAAAATGGAACGGGTAGTATTCCTACGATTGTAGAAAATGTAAATGAGAATATAAAAGTTGGAAACATAGGACAATATATTTCATCCTCTTATAGTGGTTCATTAGAAGATGTATCTTACCTTTCTTCATCATTCGCAATAGTAACGAGTATAATTAAAAATGGATTAAATTCGGCACCAACTCTTGTTGATTATACAACAAGATTGACAACCGAAAATGCAATAGCATCTTATGAAATATTAAAAGAAAATATTGATTTTATCCAAGAAGAAACAATAGCATACTTATCATCTTCTTGGTCAACTGCTTCTTACGATGAACAAAAGTGTAGAAGAGATGTTGGATTTATTGTTAGTGGTGCAGCAGAAGATTTAATTTGGAATGCAAATTCCGCATCGGTAGTAAATGGTAAGTTCTATTTTGAGAACCCTTCTTTAGCAGAAACTTCTCAGATAAATCAAACTTTAGATGGTATCAATTACGCAAGTAGATTGGCACAAAAACTTATTCAAAATATTGAATTTGTAACATCATCTGAAGAAAGGTTATTAACACAAACTTTATTAACTGAAAACACACCATTTATTCAGAATGAAACTATTTCTTATTTGAGTTCTTCATGGTCAACATTTGATTATAATGAAGTAACTTGTAAAAGAGATATAAACTATATAATTGATGCAGTAAAAACTGATATTGTTTATGGTGGTAATGAAAGAAGTGCAAACGCAGGAGAATTCTACTACCTATACCCATCGGATGCTACCGGTTCTCAATTACAACAAACACTTGATGGAATTGACTATGCAAGAAGATTAGCAGATAAAGTAATACAAAATGTTGAATTTATAACTTCTTCAAATGAGGCATCGGCATCTCATCAGTTATTGAGAGACAATAAACAATTCATTCAAGATGAAACTATTGCATATATTTCAGCAAGTTGGTCTGACTTTGATTATGTAGAGTCAACTTGTAAACGAGATGTGGGATACATCATTGATGCGGTTGCAACAGATACACTTTATGGAGGTAATGAAAGAACTGTTGAAGCAGCAAGATATTATTACCTATATCCATCGGATGCTACTGGTTCTCAATTATCTCAAACAACTGATGCGATTAATTACGCAAGAAGATTATCTGAAAACATTATAGTAAATACACAATTTGCATCTGCACCATTTAGTAGAACAAATGGATATGACCTAATCTTCAAAAACAGAAACTTAATTCAAACTGAGGTTGTAGAATACATTTCTTCATCATGGGCAGATTTTGAATACGATGATGTAAAATGTGCAAGAGATGTAGGATATATTTTAGACGCAGTATCTACTGATTTACTTTATGGAGGAAACGAAAGAAGTAGAGTAGCAGGTGAATTCTACTACCTATATCCATCAGATGCTACTGGTTCTCAATTAACACAAACAGTTGATGGTGTTAAGTGGGCAAAATCAATGACTGATGAAATTTTACAAAACAATTTATTTGTAACAGCATCGGAACAAAAGTTAGCAGTAGCAAGTTTAATAACTGAAAATAAACAACTAATACAAGATGAAACAATAGCATATTTATCTTCATCTTGGTCAACATTTGATTATAACGAATCTAAATGTAAAAGAGATGTTGGATATATTTTAGATGCAGTTGTGACTGACTTTGTATATGGTGGTAATGAAAGAAGTGCTAAGGCAGGAGAATTCTACTATCTATATCCTTCAGAAGCAACTGGTTCTCAACTATCTCAAACATCGGATGGTGTTTCTTTCGCATCAAGACTTACAAATAAGTTAATTACAAATACAACTTTAGTAAGTCCTTCGATAGAAAGACAATCAACTTATGATTTATTATTTGAAAACAAATCATTCATACAAGATGAGGTAATATCTTATATTTCTTCTTCTTGGAGTGGTTTTGACTATATAGAATCTAAATGTAGAAGAGATACTGGATATATTATTGATGCGGTTGCAACTGATACACTTTATGGTGGTAACGAGAGAAGTGTAACTGCGGGTGAGTTCTATTACTTATTCCCATCTGAAGCAACTGGTTCTCAATTACAACAAACATTGGATGGTGTAAGACATGCGGCAGGTGTAGCAGATAAACTGATTGAAAATACAATATTTACTACTGCCTCTTTAGACAAAAAACAATCTTATGATTTAATCTTAGACAATAAAGACTTAATTCAAGATAATGTTATTGACTTTATAGACCAGACATATCCATACTTCACTTATAATAGAACTAAGTGTAGAAGAGATACTGGATACATTATTGATGCGGTTGTAACTGACTTATTGTATGGTGGTAATCAAAGAAGTGTTGTAGCAGGTGTTTATTATTATCTATACCCATCTGAAGCAACTACAACTCAAATAATAGAAACTGTACAGGCAATACGATATGCCGATTCAATTAGTAAAAAGGTTGTACAAAATGAAGAATTGGTAACACCATCAATTTCTAAGAACACGGAAAACAATATTAGGTTTACTAATTCTACTCAATATACCGATTCATTAGCAATTAGTGGAAGTGAAGTATTAGAAATAAGTTCTTCATTTGAAACTGTTACTGGAATTATAACAGATGGTGTAAAATCATTTACTCCAACAGATGCATCATATGACCCATCAAGTGGAGATTTTGTAATTACTATTGCAAACCATTCACTAAGTACATCAAATGGTATTTGGATAAAACCTAATTCATTTACCTTTACTTGTGAAATGGATGGTAATAGAACTGAACATATTTTACCTTCACTTGGTCAACCCGCATACAATAATAGATTACCAATAACAGCAACAACATCAGATACTATAACTGTAAATGTTGGCAAATCAGGTCCGAATATTGAATTCAATCCAACTAATGCATCTTATGACCCTGCAACTGGTGATTTTGTGGTAACTGTTGGAACTCATAGTTTAAGTGTTGGTGAAGGTATCGTTATGGAACCTGAATCATTCGCATTCACTTGTGATATGGATGATAACCAATCAGTTAAATCTTATCCAAGAGTTGGTATAGACCCTAAAGCAGTTCGTTCTATTCCTCTAACTGCGGTAACTGATACTACATTAACATTTAATGTTGGAGCATCTGGTCCAAACAAATATTTCACACCTGTATCTGCATCTTACAATGCATTAACTGGTGATATGACATTGACTGTTAGTGAATCATTCGGATTGGGTGTTGGTAGAAGTGTAGTATTGGAAGATGAATCATTTGCATTCACTTGTGACCAAGATGGAAACACAACAACTCATTCTTACCCAAGACCAGGTTCAGACCCATATGCTGGAAAATCAATTGTGATTACTTCAGTTGGTACAACAACACATACTATAACCGATGCACCATACGATTCAGCAACTGGTGATGTTACTATAACAATTGCTAATCACGGATTCTCAAATGGAGATTACATCAAATTAGATGATAACTCTCTAACTTATACTTGTGTATTAGATGGTAATACAACTACCAAATCTTACCCAAGACCTAATTACGATTATCCAAGTGGAAGATGGTTAGAGATTTCAAATGTAACTACAAATACATTTGATATCAATATTGGTTCATCTCCATATGTAGGGGCACATACATTTGTATCTGCAACTGCCGATGGATTAGAAAGACAAGATGGTACATTTACAATCAATGTGGGTAATGCTGGAAGTGCTTCTGGTTCTTTACACACATTTGTATCTGCATCAAATAACGCAGTTAAACACGAACCTCAATCAGTACACACATTTGTGTCTGCATCAAATGGAGCATTGAAACATTTACCTCAATCTACTCATACATTTGTTAGAACTGTTGAAAATTCAATAAGTACAGTTCCATACGAAACTAAAAATATTGAATCACTAACTAAAGTAAATAATATAGAACAATTTACTTTATCTACAAGTGGTTCATCTACTGAAGTGGGAATTGTATCTGCAAGTATTGATTTGATTAATGATATTATTAGACTTGGTACTGATAATATACCATTTACTATCGCTAAACATTTCCAAACTTCTGAGTTAGATACTCCACAACAATTAACAACGGGTTCTTATACTCAAATAACTGGACCTACATTAGATTCAGAATACAACAATGGTTCAATTATATCTTTAACTGGTGATGGTAGTGATTTCTTCAAAAAAGAAGTTACAGTCAATGGTGTAAGAATTGTTGTAGCCGGTGATGTTGGTGGACAAACTGCTGTACCTGATGCATTTACTGAGAAAGTTGCTCGTATGTTTGAATTATTTACTGACCCAAGTGGTTCGGGAATAAATGAAACATTCCAAAGAAATTTAATTAAAACATTAAGTGGTGATAGTGGAACTTACCACGCTGGATTACCAACTATACAAAGAGTAGCAAGAGGGGCTGGAAGTGATTATACTCCAAACTTCCTTGATGATGCTGGTATTTTATATTGGAACTTAACAAACTTGCTTGATACTCATGTACAAAACGATATGGTTTGGTATCTAAACTCAACAGGTGATATATCTGGTTCTGGTGATATAGATGCACAAGAAGTAATTGAACACATATTCCACACATTACATATGCATGGTTTACCTGCAGATGATATAAAACTATATTCTTATTTGGCATCTGATTGGCAGACTGGTGATTTATATCTTGCAATGGAAGAGGCATATGATGCTGGATTGTGGGATTCATCGGGATATGGTGGTAATAGTTGGAAAACTGATTCTGATGCATTTGAGGTAGCTGCTAAAGAATATCTATATTTGTTAAACTTCTCAATGTTTGAATATACCGATTTATGGGAAAATGGAAGTCTTTCTCCTGAGTGGGATGATTCAATGAGAACACAAGCTGGAATTTTAGCAAATAACCCATTAGGTTATGCATTCCATAACACATATATTTCACCTACAATTAGTAAACCATCATTGGCAACTATTAGAAGTATATTCCAAGATGGTGATTTGGGTGACCCAACAATAGCAGGTGAATCTGGATATGTTGTAACTCCAACTGGAACTTATGATGTGACCGATGAGTTAGTCATTGTTAGTTCTTCGGTTAAGATTGTAAATGATATAATTCAAAGTGGTACTGGTTCACTACCAACTCAAATTTCAAATACATCAAATACTATTAAAGTAGGAACAGTAGACCAATTCATTGGAGTACAAAGTGGTTCATTAACTGAAATTGATTTAGTTAAAAACAGAGCAGGTATTATAGAGAATGTGGTACAAAATGGAACGGGTTCACTTCCAATATTAGTTAGAACAAATAGTGATATTACAAACCTAATCAAGTATACTGATAGTTCTCAAATAACCGGTAGTAGTGGTGATAAAGTTCAAGAGAAAATTATTTCTTCATCATTTGGTATTGTGGTTGATATTCTAAACAATGGTACTGGTTCACTACCAACATTAGTTGATTATGAAACAAGAATTGATGCACCTAAGAGTGTTAATGCATATAACTTATTAAAGGATAATATTGAGTTTATTCAAGATGAAACTATTGCATTCCTTTCTTCATCATGGACTGAATTTGATTACAATGAAGCAAAATGTAGAAGAGATTTAGGATTTATTATTAGTGGAGCAGCAGAAGATTTAATTTGGAATGCAAATTCATCTTCAATAGTAAACGGTAAATTCTACTATGAATATCCATCTCAAGCAACTGGTTCTCAATTACAACAAACACTTGATGGTATTATCTATGCAAGTAATATGGCACAAAACATTGTTAGAGGTAGAACTTATGTAACTGCTTCACAAAATGTGTCTGCATCATTTGAATTGTTAAGAAACAATAGAGAATTTATTAAAGAAGAAACAATCGCATTTGTATCTTCTTCATGGAGTGATTTCTACTACTCAGAATCTAAATGTAGAAGAGATACCGGATATATTGTAGATGCTATCGCAACTGACTTACTATATGGTGGTAATGAAAGAAGTACAATAGCAGCAGAATATTACTATCGTTACCCATCAGCAGCAATTGTGGGTGGTGTACCAAATGAAAATCAACAAAAAGACCCAACGGTAACTGCAATAAACTACATTAAAGGTTTAGTTGGAGAACTTGTAAGTGGTTCTACCTTTGTATCACCAAGTAACGAAGTTGAATACACTTATGATTCAATAAGAGAAAATAGACAATTTATTCAAAATGAAACAGTAGCATTTATTAATGCAAAATACCCTGATTTAATTTACAACGAAGCAAGTTGTAGTAGAGATACTGGGTTTATTGTTGATGCTATTGCTACTGATTTAAGATGGGGTGGTAACCAAAGAAGTATTACCGCAGGTGAGTTCTATTATAAATTCCCATCTAAAGCAATATCATCTCAGGCAAGTTCAACAATTGATGGTGTAGTATACATCAAAGACTTGATTGAAAGTATTGCAAATAAAGAAACATTATCAGTACCACAAAGAACACTTAATACAGATTCTAATATTAAGTTCTTGACACATAATCAGTTTACTGGTTCACTAAGTGGTAGTTTAGAAAATATAGCATTTGTTTCATCTTCAATTGATATAGTCACTACGATAATCGCAAATGGAACGGGTTCTTATGAAACTGCAAGTTTATATGGAGTTCGTTCTACTGACCCATCTACTCTCGCTGCTTATGAGATTATCAAGGAAAATATTGACTTTATCAAAGATGAAACAATTGCTTACTTATCATCTTCTTGGAGTACATCATCGTACAACGAGGAGAAATGTAAAAGAGATGTTGGATTTATTATTAGTGGAGCAGCAGAAGATTTAGTTTATAACACTTATTCTGCATCTATTGTAAATGGTAAATTCTATTACGAATACCCATCAGAAGCAAATGGAACGGGTTCACAGATAAATCAAACATTAGATGGAATTTTCTACGCAAGTAGAATTACACAAAAATTAATTCAGAATATTGAATTTGAAACTGCTTCATTAGAAGTATCATCTTCTTACAACTTGATAAGAGAAAATAGACAATTTATTCAAAGTGAATCTATTTCTTACTTATCATCTTCTTGGAGTTCGTTTGACTATAATGAAGAAAAGTGTAAACGAGATATAACTCATATTATTGACGCAGTATCAACTGATATTCTTTATGGTGGAAATGAAAGAAGTATTACAGCAGGAAACTTCTACTACAAATACCCATCATCTGCAACAACTGCTCAAGTTGACCCAACAACAACTGGTATTAATTATGCTGGTGATTTAATGGAAAACCTTATTCAAAACAATGAATTTGTAACTGCAACTGCAGAAAGAATTGCAGGAAACAAAACATTATTAGAAAATAGAAGTTTTATCCAAAATGAAGTAATAGCATATATTTCTTCTTCTTGGAGTGGTTTTGAATATAATGAAGCAAGTTGTAGTAGAGATACCGGATATATTGTAGACGCAGTTGCGACTGACTTACTATATGGTGGTAACGAAAGAAGTAGAACTGCGGGAGAATATTACTATTTATATCCATCTGAAGCAACTACAACTCAAGCAAATCAAACAACTGATGGTGTGAAATACGCAAGTGGTATTGCACAAAAGTTAGTTCAAAACATTGAGTTTGTAACTGCTTCCAATGAAGTATCGGCATCTTGGAACTTACTAAGAGATAACAAAGAATTTATTCAAAATGAAGTTATTGCCTTTGTATCTTCTTCTTGGAGTGGTGTTTACTACGATGAGGAAAAATGTAAAAGAGATGTTGGTTTCCTAATTGATGCTACTGCTACTGATTTATTCTATGGTGGTAACGAAAGAAGTGTAACCGCAGGTAGTTACTATTGGAGATATCCTTCAAGAGCAACTAACAAGGGTGTACCTTCAGAAGAAAATCAATTAGACCCAACTGTTGATGGAATTAGATATGCAAAAGGATTATCACAAAAAGTAATTCAAAATACTGAATTTACTACTCCTACTAATTCTACTTTAGTTGGTGCAGAATTATTGATTGGAAATAAAAACTTAATTCAAAATGAAGTTATTACATTCTTATCTTCATCTTGGAGTGAATTTGAATACAATCAAGAAAAATGTTTTAGAGATGTTGGATATATTATTGACGCAGTAAGAACTGATATGGTTTATGGTGGTAATGAAAGAAGTTTACAAGCAGGTAGATTCTATTACTACATACCTTCAGTAGCAATTACGGAACAAAAACCACAAACAATTGATGGTATTGATTTCGCAAAAGGACTTGCTGAAAGAGTAATATTGAAAGACCAATTAACAAGAGCACCATTTAATACAAGAGTATCGGTTGACTTGTTAAGAGCAAATAAAAAAGTATTACAAGGTAAGGCAATATCTTATACAAATGGAGCATTCCCAGACTTTGTGTACAATGAAGAAAAATGTTATAGAGATACGGGATTCATCGTAGACGCAATCGCAACAGATTTATTATATGGTGGTAACGAACGAAGTATCGAAGCAGCAAAATCATACTATAATGGTGTGTATGGAGATGCATCCGCAGTTGTTAATGAACAAAAATACGAAACTGCGGAAACTAATAGATTTTTGAGAACTCAATTCCAGAGAATTGTAAGGAACTCTCCGTTAGAATTATTTGGTTCCTTAATAATTACTACTGGACATGACTTCTCTTATGCGGGTTCCGGTGTAACTTATAAAGCATTACCTCCTAACCAAGGTGGTGCAGGTGTACCAGACCCAACAAAAGAAATAACAGAAATAGGTGGAGGTAGAGTATTCTTTACTTCGGGTAATGAACTTGGTGACTTTAGAATTGGTGCAGGACTGGTAATTAACCAGGCAACAGGTACACTTCAGGGTCGAACATTCTCTCGTTCATTGTTCTCGTTAGTAACACCATTCTCACTTGCACTACAAGACTAAAAAGGAAAAAAGATATGGCAGATGTATTTGTACCACTTAACGCATTCAAATCAGTAGTAACTTCTTTAACAGGCGAGGAAGATGTAGTGTATACTACACCCTCTGGGGTTTCTACAATTATTCTTTCTGCTCAGATTACAAATCAGAATGTAGCACAGAATAATAATGTTACACTTAAATTAGATTCTAATAGAAAGATACCAGTACCTCAAGTTCAAAATATTGAAAATACCGGTAGTTTTATTAGTTCTTCACAACTTTTAGAAATAAACAGAACCTTCTTAAAGAAAGAAGCAACCGCATATGCAAATTTCTTAAATAACTTGGAAGATATTCCATTTGCATTCACTTCATCAAAATTTGAAACTTATGTAGATGAAGCATTAGACGCTGTTACTTTTGATATTGAAAATGGTGGTACTTTAAGAACTCAAAAAGAAGCATTGTCTTATTATGATAAAAATGGTGTAAGATTAGATACTGATTTATTACAAGTAACTTCATCGTATAACACGATAAATTATGTAAATACCTTATCACAGCAAATTCTAAAAAATGAATCAGTTACTGGTTCGGTAGATATTGACAGATTATATCAAACTACATTTACACAATCATACGATGCAACATTAACAGCAGAATCTGGTTCTCCTGCTATTATAGAGGATTTATTTGAAGTAATTGCAAATACAAACTTTATACCAGTAAGACAACCCCAAGAAAAGATAGAATTAGTTAAAGATTTCCCAATACGAAAAGGAGATTCATTTTCACCAGTTACCGCAGGTAAACTGGTAATGGAGGAAGAGTTTTCTTTGGTAGTTTCCGGGTCAACAGACTTAAAAGTTATACTTTCTATTCTTGAAAGCGCAAATGAATAATATTTACTATTATATACCCGAGTAGATGAGTCAATTATTAAGTGGAAAAGTTAGAGTAATCAGACCGAGTGATGTATCGGTTGATAGATACGAGTTCTTAGAACTTGCGGAGGCAGAACCTAATTTAGGTGTACCTATTAGTGGGAGTCTGTCATCGGGTTCTATCGCACTTGTTGCTTCTGATGCTGATGGTAATAGACTTTTCGTAACTAAAATACAATTAGAAGAATTTACGGGTTCTTTTAGTGGTTCATTCGCAGGAGATGGTTCTGAATTAAATAACTTACCTGATACTTCATTATTAAGAAGTGGTTCGGCATCTGCATCAATCGCACCAAACACAGGATTCTTAGTAAATGTATCTTCATCATTTGATGGGGACATGGACATTAATGGTGATGTTAGAATTACTGGTGATTTATTAGTAGATAATAGAATTGTAGCAAGAGAAATACTTGTTGAAATTATTTCTTCTTCAATTATTTTCTCAAGTGGTTCAAATCGTTTTGGGAACGATGTAACCGATTTACAAGAATTCACAGGTTCACTATCCATTTCGGGTTCTTTTGGTCTTAGAGGTGATGCAAATGTAACTGGTTCGGTCTTTGTTACAAATGATATAGAAGTAAACGCAGTTTCCGCATCATTCTTTAGTGGTAGTGGTAGAGATTTATTTGATATTCCACAATCAGCACTTTCAGAAGATGCCTCTTTAATTGCAAGTGGAGCAATTACCGCATCAACAGCAGACAATCAATTTAGAGTTACTTCCGTTGAAAGTGGTTCTTTATTTGATGGTGATGTAAAACTTGTAACGGGTTCGGTATTTAGTGGTAGTGGTAGAGATTTATTTGATATTCCAAGAAGTGCATTAACTGAAGACGCACTTTTATCATCTTTCATAGCAAGTGGTTCAGTAACCGCATCAGTTGACCCTGATTTTGGATTTAGATTAGAGGGTACTGATAGAGCAGAATTTAGTTCTTCTTTATTTGTAGAAGGTGGAGTATCCGCATCAGTATTTAGTGGTAGTGGTCAAGGACTTTTTGATATTCCTCGTTCAGCATTAACCGAAGACGCATTATTAACTGATTTAATAACAAGTGGTTCGGTAACAGCATCGGTTTCACCAGATGATGGATTTGTAGTAACATCCGAAGAAAGTGGTTCACTTTTTATTGGTGATGTAAAACTACAAAGTGGTTCGGTATTTAGTGGTTCGGGTAGAGATTTATTTAATATACCTCGTTCGGCACTCACCGAAGATGCTTTATTATCTTCATTTATAGTAAGTGGTTCAGTAACTGCTTCTGTTTCACCAGATGATGGATTTGTAGTAACCGCAGTTGAAAGTGGTTCAACATTCTTTGGTGAAGTTAGAGTAGTTAGTGGAAGTTCTTTTAGTGGTAGTGGTGAAAAGTTATTTGATATACCTCTTGCAGCATTATCAGATGAAACACAACAAGCAATTAACGCTGCGATTGCAGCAGAGGCAAAATTATTAGCAACGGGTTCGGTTACTGCTTCGGTAGACCCTGAAGATGGGTTTATAGTAATATCTGAAGCAAGTGGTTCTACATTTACGGGTGAATTAAGATTAACATCGGGGTCTGACTTTAGTGGTTCGGGTGCAAAATTATTTAATATTCCAAGAACTGCACTTACTCAAGATGCTTTAATTTCTTCATTCATCGCATCGGGTTCAGTAACAGCATCGGTAGACCCAGAAACCGGATTCAAAGTAGAAGACTTTGGTTCGGGTATATTAGGAACAAGGTCAGAATTTAGTGGTTCTGTATTTGTATCAAGAAATGTAAGTATTGGAAATGACTTAGATGTAGTTGGTGCAATATCTGGTGCGTTCTTTAGTGGTAGTGGTAGAGATTTATTTGATATTCCATTATCTGCTTTCGCAGAAGAAGTTGTTGCTTCAACAAGAATACAACAAGGTAATGTAACGGCATCGGTTTCTAATGAAGATGGATTCAAAGTTAAATCATTAGATAGTGGTTCTCAATTCACAGGTTCAATAGATGTACTTGGTGGAATTTCTATTAGTAGTGGTTCGGTATTTAGTGGTAGTGGTGCAGAATTATTTGATATTCCAAGAACCGCACTTACTGAAGATGCTTTACTTTCCGCATTTATCGCATCGGGTTCAGTAACGGCATCTACATCACCAGATGATGGATTCGTAGTAACTTCAGTCGATAGTGGTTCTACTTTCTTTGGAGAAGTAAGAGTACAATCAGGTTCTGCTTTTAGTGGTTCGGGTGAAAAGTTATTTAACATTCCCGTAGCAGCAATTGCAGATTTAGATACATCAAAAATATTTAGTGGTTCAGTAACAGCATCTACATCACCAGATGACGGATTTGTAGTAACTTCGTATGATAGTGGTTCAACATTCTTTGGTGATATAAAACTATATACTGGTTCGTTTAGTGGTAGTGGTGCTAATTTATTTAATATACCAAGAAACGCATTAACTGAAGATGCCTTAGATTCAAATAGAATTATTAGTGGAGCATTCTCTGCGTCAATTGACCCCAAGACTGGACTTACTGTAAACGCAAGTGCATCAATTGATGGTGATTTGGTAGTAGCAGGAGCAATTGTTTCTAATGAACTTTATACGAATTATATAGCAACTACAATAATCTATTCTTCGGGTTCAAATCAATTTGGAAATGATTTAAGTGATAGACAAGAGTTTACTGGTTCGGTATTTGTAACTAACTCTTTAGATGTTGATGGTGTAATTAGTGGTGATGGTAGTGGACTATTTAATATTCCACAAGCAGCATTATCAGATGATTCCCCAAGAATTGCAACAGGTTCGGTATCCGCATCAGTATTTGAATATAGAGAGTTCCTTGTTGCCTCATCTGAAGGTTCAGTTCGTTCTATATTTAGTGGTTCGATAGATACTCAAAATTATATTTCTGCATCATTATTTAGAGGTGATGGTAGTGGTTTATTTAATATTCCACAATCCGCACTTTCAGAAGATGCATCAAGAATAGCATCAGGTTCAGTAACAGCATCGGTTTCTCCAAATGAAGGATTTATTGTAAATGAGTTTGGTAGATTTGAAGATGATTTAAGAGTAAGTGGTAGTTTTATAGTATCTGCCTCAAATCAAATTGTTCCTACGGGTTCTTTAGATACTCACTTCTTTGTATACAATGTTGGTAATACTGCGTACTCAATCGATGGTAGATTGAATCCAGATTTAGTATTAGTTAAAAATCTTGCATACGAATTTGAAATATCAGCATCAGGACATCCTTTCTACTTAAAAACCGCAGCAGGAACAGGAACTGGTAACGCACTTCCATTTACAAACAATGGTGGAACGAGTGGTTCTATTTTCTTCTCTGCATCTGCACAAGGTACATATTACTATAATTGTGAAAATCATGCCGAAATGGCAGGTACAATCTATGTTGTAGATGAATATGTACAAAGTGGGTCAATAGAATTATACAATGATACTAAAATAGAGGGTGATTTAGACCTAAATGGAAACTTAGATGTACAGAGTAGAATAGACTTTGGAACTACAATAGTTGGACCTAAGGCAGTAATAACCCAAGTATCTGCATCTTTCTTTAGTGGTAGTGGTAGAGATTTATTTGATATTCCTATTTCACAAGATGCAAGGGATTTCCCACTACAAGCAGCAATTGCAACTGGTTCGGTAACGGCATCACTATCACCTGACTTTAGATTTGAAATGAATGCTACCGCATCTATTAGTGGTGGATTAAATGTTGGTGGTAATGTTAAAACTACTGGTTCTTTATTAGTATCGGCATCATTTGAACCATTTGAAGATATTACAAGTCTAAATGTAGATGTTCAAAACTTTGATGGTAGTAACAAATATGTTATCAATTCAGAAAGACAACCCACATTAGAATTCTTAGTTGGTTCAACTTATACATTTTGGCAAACGGGTAGTAATAACCTAACACATGATTTAAGATTATCTACAACTTCAGATGGTACTCATAATAGTGGTACTGTGTATACGGGAAGTGTAGATACTGGAAGTATAGAAGCAGGGGAAAGTGGTTCAAGAGTAATTATTGATGTTAATTCGAACACACCAACAACTCTTTATTACTATTGTATTAATCACTCTGGTATGGGTGGTCAAATTAATGTACTTAGTGAAGAACCAACTAATGCTAATATTGTATTTGATGGTAGAGTTGATATTAGTGATAATGTAACGGTTGAAAAGACTCTAAAGGCAGACAAATTAGTTGCCAATGAAATAAGTGGTAACTTTAGTGGTTCGGGTAGAAATTTATTTGATATTCCTCGTTCTGCATTTACTGGTGACGCATTTAGAATCGCATCTGGGTCTGTAACTGCATCGGTAACACCTGATGATGGATTTGTAGTTGAATCAATAGATAGTGGTTCTCGATTAATTGGTGATGTACAAATAACTGGTTCAACTATTATTGATACCAACTTAGATGTAGAGGGATTAACTACATTACAAACTTTATCAGCACCAAATAGTAATACATTTGGTTCTACAACAGAATCGTTACAACAAATAACAGGTTCGGTTGATGTAACTGGTTCAATAAATGTAACGGGTTCAGTTCTCGCAACTGAATTTGTGGGTGATGGTTCTAAATTAACTGGTGTAATCGCAGAAAGAGCAGAAGATACTCCATTGATTGTTAGTGGAGGTGTAACCGCATCAGTATCACCAGAATTTGGATTTAGAGTAGAATCTCAAGCAAGTGGTTCTGAGTTTACTGGTTCAATAGATGTAGATGGAGACTTAAAAATTACAGGTATCTATACGGGTGATGGTAGTGGACTTACAAATATTGATATTGCTAATTTAGCAATTGATTCATCTCGTATCTTTACTGGTTCAATAACTGCATCAGTTGACCCTGATGGATTCTTTAGAGTTGAGGGTGCGGGAGCAACACCTGTAACATCTGAATTTAGTGGTTCGGTTCTTGTTAGTGGTTCAATCACTGCTACAACATACTTTGGTGATGGTTCTAATTTACAAAATGTACAAGCAGCAGCAGCACCAAAAATAGCAAGTGGTTCGGTAACAGCATCAGTATCACCGGTATTCGGATTTAGAGTTGAATCTGAAGATAGTGGTTCTGAGTTTACTGGTTCGGTTGATATTAGTGGTTCATTATCAGCATCTTTATTTAGAGGTGATGGTAGTGGTCTATTTAACATCCCCGCAGAATCCTTAACTGACCTTGAGTTAGATAGAATTAAATCGGGTTCGGGTCTTGCAATTATTGACCCGAATGAAATGAATGTTAATGTTAGATTAACCGCATCAGTATTTGCTGGTGATGGTTCTGAACTATTTAACATTCCCGCAGAATCCTTAACGGACTTACAATTAGACAGAATTACATCAGGTTCGGCATTTGCAATCATATCACCTGATAAAGGTTTAGAAATA